GCGAGAGACGCTGTGTTGTTGCCTTTGATGGTGTTGGCCGCCATCTGTGCAGCCTTGGCGTTAGTGACCGCGTTGGCGGCAATTGTCTGGGCACCGTCGGCGACAGATGTGACATCTCCCGAGTGGTTCGGGTGGGTGTAGGCATTCGAAACGCGAAGGTAGAGATTGTCCAGATATCCGGCCGTAACGATGGCGGTGTCCAAGCTGCTAACTCCGTCAGCAGCCAGCAGGATGTCCGTGACGGTATTCCCGCCCATGAGGATGCCGCCTCCGAGTTGCGCGGCACCCGCATCGATGGCTAGGCCGAGGCCACTGCCGCCGTTGACGATATCGACAGCAGGCCCCGTTGCTTGGGCACCCATAGTCACCGCCAGCGCCGAGCCGCCCGCTCCTGCTCCTGGGGATTTATTTAGCGTCAGGACCGATGTGGTGTCGGTAGTTACCCGCGAGAGCGCGACCGCCCCTCCTGCGCCGGTGACGATCGCCGCGCCGTTGTCGTAGGCTGCCTGGAGTGTGCTTCCGAGGATCGACGGATCTACCCAAGTTGGGTCTGCTCCGGCTCCACCGGACTGGAGGATGTATCCGGCGGTGCCCTGCCCGAGGGGGGAGAGGTCTCCGTTGGCGTCCGAGGTGTGGAGCGAGCCCTCGGCTGCCCCTGCCATCGGGGTCACCGAGTCGAGGGTCGCGAAGTAGGGAGCGAAGTCCTCGGCCCAGCCGTTGGTTCCATGGAACTGAAAGGTCTCGCCGACGCCGAGAGGACGAACTCCCTGGCGCATCTTGACGCCAGCGCCGCCCTGGGTCGAAATCTTGTTGAGATCGGCGTCGAGGGTGTAGCTCGCCACTCCGTCGAAGACGAGGTAGAGGAGGTAGGTGCCGCGGGCGTCGGGGGTGAAAGTAGCCGTGTCTGTGAACTCACCGCTGAGGGTCGCCGAGCTCCCTGGTGGCACCGCCAATTCCCACGAGTACGATCCAGCCCCGTTTGCCGGGTCGGTGGCCACAACGGGGGTCCCAATGACGAGGTCGTCCCTGGAGTTACCAGGACTTCCTGCTGCGAATGGGGTCTGGTCTAGCTGGATTTGTGGGAATGCCATGATGGTCCTCTAGAGGATAGCAGTCGGGGTGGTGCCTAGGACGGCAGATCCCCCAAGTCCGTTGGTGTGGATGGTGGCTGCGATGGTGGCTGCCGCGTCGGCTACACTGGCCTTGGTCGTCGTGTTGAGGGCAAAGTCTGCAACAAGGCCGATGGCTACGGCTGAGAGGGCTCCTCCGAGGAAGCCTGCCGGCGTGACCACCGGGGTCTGGGCGACGACCCAGAATCCGCCTGGGGCCAAGGCTATCGCTGCCCAAAAGGCGACCAGACCGTTGGCGATCTTGAGGGCTGCCGCTTCTGCCGTGTCGGGGGATGTGAAGACGATCCCCATGCCGAGCCCTGCTGCGTCCACAGTTGCCTCCACAGCTCCAACTCCGTTGAAGGTTGCCCCGTCTAGTGGGACGCCTGCCCCCTTGAAGTAGTTCGCGAAGGCCAGTCCCCACCTGGCACCGTCGGGGGTGGGGTCGTTGAAGGCCAGCTCGAGCTCGTCGGCTAGGATTGATTCGGTGAGAGCCACTACTCTGCCTCCAGCACTATGGTCCCGACGATCGGGCCAACTCCGGGGATCGGGTCGACCGTGGGCGTGCTCGCCCCGACTCCGGTGCCGTGGGTGTGGCCCTTGAATTCGACGAGTGTGGGGAGGGGCTCGGCCATCGCCTTGTCGGAGTTGTAGATGTAGACCTTGGGGGCCACGATGACGATTCCATTCTCCTCGACACCGTCGGGGACCTGGGCGCTGCCTAGCACCGCGATGATGAGCCCTCCGTTCTCGCTGGTGCCCCCTGGGAAGGCGAGGGCCACTTCGGTGCCCTGGGCCGGAACCATCCAGACGCCTCGTCCTGGGCCGCCTGCGACGGTGCTCAGACGAGCCGTCACTGGCTGCTCGAAAGGCATCATAATGCACTCGACGTAGATGTTGCCATTCACGAGGTCCCAGTGGGTCTCGCCCGTCTCGCCCTGGACGATGGCAGTCTCAATCCAAGACTTCAAATCGTCGGTGGCCTCGGTGATCCCCTGGCTGCCTACGCCTCGTCCTCCGCCTCGGTAGAAGCGATCTTTGCGTCCTGCTCCCACTACGCGTCCTCCCCTGCGACGATGATGTTGACGAAGTTTCTAGCCGTGATGCTGATGGTGATGCCGTCGTCCTGGTCGTAGTCGATGGTGGCGTCATCCACGCGGACAGGCTCCCTGATGGCGTTCATCAGTTCGGTGTTGGCTGCGAACTTTGCCGCCACGTCGGGCTCGTAGCCTCGTCGGATGAGCTCCTCCTCCAGCCGCTCTGCCACGATGTCTGAGTTGAAGGGCTGGAACTTGACCCCCACGGCATCGCCGGAGGACAGGTCGAGAACCGGCTGGCCGTCGAGGTCTTCTAGGTCGCTGGTGGAGATCTGGATGGTCTGCTCCGCCCTGCCCTTCTGGTGGTAGGCCTGCTTGGCGATTGCTATAAGTTGCTTCTGCGAGGTGACGCCTGCAACGGTGTATTGTTGCACCTCGTTCTTGACCGTGCCCAGAGCGTTGGCGTTCTTGCCCTTCTTGCGCTTTTTCTTGGGAGGAGGCTTGACGCTCTTGGCCTTGGACTGTCGCTTCTTTGCGACCCTCTCTGCCACTAGGGTCTTCTTGGCATCGGCCTCGGACGGGTATTGTCCCTTGACGACCCGCTGCTTGGCCTCGTCCCATGAGCGGACCTCGATCGTGGGGACTCGCTCCTTGCCCATCTTCCTGGACACATGGATGTCGTGGAGGTTGCGACCCCATGCGAAGGTTGTGACCGTACTCTTGCTGGCTATATAGGTGTTGGGAGTCGTGAGGATGATGTCGGTGCCCTTGACGAACAGGATGTACCCGTACCGGACCGCTATGCTGGTCATCACCTCCCAGTAGTTTGCCTTGTTTGGGAAGACGAGCCCTTTGCGGTTTGCCCTGCCCTCGTGATCTCCTACGCGGGGAAGGTACTCGTCTAGGAAAGCTTCAGATCGTGTGGACTTGGTGGCGTCTTGTCCCAGTAGGAAGTCCTTGTACGAGCGATGACTCTTGAGGGCGAGATCCTGAGTTGCACCTGTCCCCAGGCCAAGCTCTACGCGGACCTTCATTATACCGGCTGAGCCTGGCACGTCGTCTGCGAGGTGTTGAATGGTCTTGTCGAGTCTCTCCTTGTAGTGGACTCGGTGGGTTGCGTCCCACTCTTGGTCTAAGTAGAGGCAGGTGTAGTCTCTGCCGCTGATGGTGATGAGCCTGCCGGTGTCGTCGTAGTCCTCGTCCACCGTGTCCCCAAGGCCCACGATGGCTGGCTTAATCTCGGTGCCGTAGAGGAAGAGGTCGGTGTCCTCGCCCTTGGCTACCGTGTGCGGCTGGGCCCCGATGCTGGTCTTGTTGAAGAGGTAGATCTCGGCGGAGACCGCTCGAATCATATCGGAGGTGAGGGGGAGGTTGCTGGCGCTGAACGTCACCGAGAAGGTGTCGGCCTCGATGTAGGGATTCCTGAAGATCGAGAGCTCGCTGGGCCGCACTGGGAACGCAAAGGGGCGATTGTCGTCCTGCACTGATTCGAGGACGACTCCTAGCGTCACTCTGGCGTCTGGGTGATAGATAGAAATTAGGCACATCCTTGGGGTAAGGTCGCCCCATGCAAGGAATCAGGCTGGGGGGCGGGATGACTCAACGGGAAGCAGCCCGGCAGTTCGGGCTGAACCCGTCCACGGTAAGCCGTGTAATGAGCGGCGAGCGCTTCGCCAGTGTGAAGTAACATAGGCACTATTTTCTCGAGACCGCTTCCGGGATGATGAGTAGCTCCTCGCCGGTCAAGACGAGGGACGAGCCGAGATTGTTGCGGCTGGCGATTCGCTTCCAGTTGAGAGGGTTGCCGTAGAACTGGTTGGCAATCTTCATCAGGTGCTCGCCCTGCTTGGGCCGGTAGAGCGCAATGAGGTTAGGGTTGGCTCGGCTGAGCATCTCGCGGGACGCTCGCTCGGATGCCACGATGAGAATTTTGGCTCCTGCGATGAGGCCCTTGCTCCACTTGTCGAAGCGGAGCGTCTGGATGGCTCCGGCGTAGGTGAGGTCCGTCGCCGGCTTCACCGACTGGAGGAGATCGACCATGGCCTCGGCGTGTCCTCGGACGAGGCGGAAGACATCCGCGATCCGCTTGAGTGCGAGGCTGGGCTCGGTGCTCGGCAGCACGACCCTCTGGGAGATGATGTTCTCCAGCGTTAGGATCGTGGAGTCCCAGTCGGTGATGATGTCGTTGGCGTCGGACCAGAGGTCGCCTGAGATGAAGAAGCGAGGGGAGCCGTCGTGGACCAGGGCGAGCTCGTCGCGGACCTTCTGGACCTCGTTGAGTAGCTGGCTGGCGTTGAGGACCGTCCTCGGTGACGAGGTGAGCTTGACCCCTGGCTCTCGGTGGTGAGGGGACACCGTGATGACGTAGCCGATCTCGGCCTCGTGCTGGTAGGTGAAGTCGATATTCTTGATGACTCCCTCGCAGAAGACGCTCCTGTAGGTGAACTGAGCCCTCCGCCCGATGATGGACTCGAATCCTTTCCAGGCCTCGACGGCGTAGCCTGGGTAGTTCCACTTGTCCTTGAAGGTGCCGTTGAGTTGGAAGTCCGTGAGGCGCACCGATAGGATCTGCTCCGTCGGGGAGTTGATGGTGCCTGGGTAGTCGGACCTGGCTGTGACGGCCTCGGTGCCGAAACTCCATGGTCGTCGGGGCATGTTCCGGTTGCGCACCGTGAGCTTGAACCTGCGGTTCTCCTCGAAGTCTGGGGGGACCCCCACCGTCGCGATGACGAACGCTGCCTGCTTCACGCTGAAGTCTGGGACCAGAAGTCCGTTCTCCTCCTTCTGTAGTTTCAGGCTCATGATCGTCGCCCTCCTGGCACTCTCATGCGGCTAGCTATTGGCTTGTTGTTGATGTTTCGGAAGGCTCCGGTGAGCTGCATGGCGAACCTGTCGGGGTCTGCCGTCGTCACCTTGATGGTGTTGATGTAGACCTTCACGTCGCCGTTCTTCTTGGTGCTCTTCTCCGGGGCCCTGTAGGTCCCCTCTCCGGTTGTGGCGTTGAAACTATTGTCCTCGTTTTCCATATTGAAGGGCGAAGTCTTGCTCGCCATGAAGGACATGAATCCGCCGGCATTGTCGATCTGCGAGCCAAAGAGCGTTACGAAGCGCTCGTGGTCTTTCGCCTTCTTGATGCGGTCCTTCTCTAGGGCCGCGATGAGCCGGGTGTAGGCTCCGCCTGCGCGCTCGTCCGAGGCGCTGAGCATCCCCTCGAAGCCGACGTCTTTTCCGCCAGCGTTCCGGCTCCAAGCATTTGCGCTGCTGATACCGCCAGCCATTTGCCCTTCGCTCATCTCGCCTTTTCGACCCATCATCGCGTTCGCCATGCGAGCCTTGTTGACCTGCCCGGTCTGCCCGATCAGCCCCGCCGACTTGGCTTGAGCAATCATCTTGGCGTCGCTCTGAGCATTGCTCTGGGAGTCCCCCATCGCCGCGGAGAGGAACCCCTGTGGCCGGGACGCGATGTCCTTGAGCTTCTTCTCCTGGTCTCGGTCGATCTTGTTAGCTAGGGCCCGTGCCCCGACGTAGACTGCGGCGAGGCCGACCATTGCGAGGTTGAACTTGCCGATGCCAGCGACGGCCGCAGCTCCGAGCCCGCGGATGCCTCCGGTAGCTACTGCGGTGACCTTAGTGAGGCCGCCGATTCCTCCTCCGGCGAGCCGGACCTTGTCCTGGAATCCGAGCATGACGTTGCCGCTCATCATGGCCGCCTGTGCCGCCCCGGCAGCGGCCGAGCGCCGACCCATGCCGCCTAGCATCCCGCCGACTCCGCCGACTAGCTTAGCGGCGATGTACGCCTTGGCAATGGCCAGCAGGGTGCCGGAGTGCTCGACGACGAAGCCGATCGCCGACTTCATTGCACTAAAACCGGAGACGAGGCCCTCGGACACGCGCTTGACGAACTCCTCGACCTTCTCGGGGTTCTTCATAAAATAGTCGTTGATGGACTTCACCTCCTTGACGAGCGCCTTCATCAATGGGAGGCCGACCTTGCCGAGCGTCTGCTGGAGGTTATCCTTGAGCGTCGAGGTGACGCCCGACCAGCTAGTCTTATAGGCGTCCGCCATCTGCTTGAGGGCCGGCTGGTTGAACGCCTTGGCGAGGTTCTTCCCGATCAGCTCGGGCGTATCCGTGGCCATCTTGTTCCAGACCTCGGTGGTGATGCCCATGGGCTCGAGGAGGGCTCGAGCGAACCTGTCCTTCTTCGAGAGCGTCCCAGCTAGGGCTTGCTCGATATCGAGAGCCGCCATCCCCGCCTCGATGCCGAAGGCCTTGGCCGCTACGACTCCGCCCTTTGTAATCTCGCGGAGGTCCTTCATCGACATCCCCGCGCGGAGGATGGGCCCGGTAATCATGCCGGCGAACTCGGCGAAGTCCTGCATCGTACCAGCGGAGGAGATCGCGTCGGTGCGGAACTGGCCGATGAGGTCGTTCGCCTTCTTCTGGTTCGTGGCCCACTCGCCTCCCATGTTGAGGGAGATGAGCCCGGTCATCTTGAGCTTGGTGTCTTCTAGCGCAGAGTTGTAGTCGATGAGCCACTTCTTTCCGGCCCGCATACCGAAACCGACAGCAGCCCCCGCAGCAACCATCTTAAGGGTGCCGAGGAGACCGCGCCCGGCCTTGTCCGTCTTGCGGAGAGCCGAGCCCATCTTGTCCGCGGGCTTCGAGGTCTTATCCCGGAGCTGGTACCTCACATTTATGTCATACGCGGTAGTTGCCATCGTTTTACGCTATCTTACTTTCATGGCTACCATCCGCGAGAGGTTCTTCCTTAAGGTCGACAAGTCCAAGGGCGCATGCTGGCTCTGGACCGCTTCGCTGGACTCCTATGGCTACGGCCAACTCCAAGCCGGAGAACTTACGTCCACAGGCAAGAGAAAACCCAGCAGAGCCCACCGTGTAAGTTGGAGACTCTCCAGAGGGGAGATCCCAGAAGGAATCTTCGTCCTCCACAAGTGCGACGTACCTGCGTGCGTTAACCCCGATCATCTCTTCCTCGGCGACCAGCTCGCCAACATGCGAGACGCTGCTGGAAAGAAAAGACTCACCGGGCCCAAAGGATTCACCGGGCCCCGCTCCCGCTCCCAACTTACGGCAGAGATTGTGACGCAAGCTCGGACCCTCTACTCCGAAGGGAGAACCCAGGCCGCCATAGGGCGACTTCTGGGCATCCATCAAACGACCGTATCGAACCTCGTTAGGATGAAGTCCTGGCCTGACCTGGAGTGATATTTGGTTGTCGAGCATCGGTTCTGCTACTCCGGGTCGTTGTCGCTGGGGGTATTTGCTCTATCGAGGAGGTCTCCGGCTTCGTGGATGATCAGTTCTCGATCTACTCGGCTGAGGCTTCGGAAGTCGGAGAGGGAGAGGTTGAGGCCGCAGCCGCTACTACTAGAGAGCCACACCCACTCGGCGATGATTCGTCGTCGGAAGTTGCGACGGAGGTTTTTGAAGCTTCGTTCTGCATCGCTTCCGTTGCCGCCTCCGCCGCCATCGCTAAAGGGTTGATTTCCTCCTCGCTCACAAAGTTCATGCCTGTCCAGTAGATCGACAGGATGTTGCGGGTCTTGGTATTGAGGGCCTTAATCTGGGCGAGGGTGATAGGTCCGCCCTTGTCCGTCGAGACGACGCAGCGGCGAATCATGTCCTCGGTGACGTCATTGCCGGTCGCTGAGGCCGCGCGCTCGTCCTCCTCCATCATCTCCTGCATGACTGCGAATTCGAATCCGCAATGCTCTGGGAAGGGGTACTTGGTTTGTAGACGGCCGTCGACGACCTCGGTTTGCTCCTCCTCCGCCTTCTCGATGAGAGGGATTAACTCCTCGGCCGAGTAGTCGTTGATGCGGCTAAAGAGAGACTTAACGACGCCTCGAGTCTTGGTCGGCCACTTCTCGTAGCCAGAGTTGCCGGGGAGTACCGGCTTCCCATCGACCGCGACGATCGCGAGCGAGATGAGTTCGTCCTTGGGGTCGGAGTTGGAGACCTCCGAAGCGATCACAGCCTCGTCCTCGTCGGTTCCAAAGGTCTCGCGGATGGTGACCGAATCGACGGCACACCTCGCTGGTAGTGGGTATGTGTATTGCTTCATGGTTTTGCCTGCCTGCGCTTTCTAGCTCTCTGAGCTGCTCCGCCCGTTAGGGGAGGAGGAATTTGGCGGACCACTCGAAGGCGTTCGTGACGAACTCCTTGCGGCCACCGATGGTTTCCGTCGCCATGCGGAGGATGCCCTGGGTGAAGATGTTCTTCTCCCTGGGGATACCGAGACCTCGGAACTTGTAGTTCACCATGATGGTGGCGATAGGGGGTGCCCGGTGGGCGAGGCTAGTCAAGACCAAAGCCTTGGTGTAAGCCATGGCTGCTCCGTCGCCCTTGTCGATTGTGAAGCTGCCCGAGTGCCCGTGCACCTGATAGTCGAGGTCGTCGGCAATCTCGCCAATGAACCCGTCCTTGGTGATCTCGTCGTCCACGGACCAGTTGAAGTCGCGCATCTTGAAGAACGACCCCGAGAGGGGGAGGTTGAAGCCGAATTGAGAGAGGGTGGAGATGCGGATCGTGCCTTCTTGCCCTCGGATTCTCTGAATAATAGCCATGTCTCTGTACCTTTCTAAGTGCCCGAGGGGTTTACTGTTCGATGACCGTGCCTGTGCCGATGTCGGTCAGGAAGACGATGTGGAGCCAGTGATTCATCAATTGCACGTCCACCTGGACGTACTCTAGCCCCTGGGCCTCGGTCGACTGGTCGTTGACTCCGTCGATGTCGACGAAGTAGTTCTTGACGACCCTCTCGTCCTTCTGGAGCCCGTCCAGCCAAGCCTCGATGGCTCCGCCGAACTGGTCCTGGTTGCCCGTCGTGCCCCGCTTCTTGACGAAGGGGCGAGCAAACTTGGCGAGAGAGAGCTGGATGAAGTCGCGCATCCGTCGGTAGGTGATCTCGGTCTTGCCGGCTGTGAGCGTCGTGGTGACGCCGGAGACGAAGAGGTGCTCCCCGTCCTCGTTGCGCTCCATGCTGGAGATACCAGCAGCCTTGAGGGCGATGTAGTCGCCCCGCTCCAGCCCTGGCTGATCGAGACGAGTGATGCCTGCGAGCATCGGGATCGTGTCCTCCTCGCCTGGGTGGATGTCCACGTCGGTCTGGGCCAGGATTGAGGCCATCCAGGAGTGAGGTGCCGTGAGGACCTCTCCGGCCGTCTGCTGGTCGATGGTGTAGGCCGAGTTGTGGCAGTAGACGCAGCGCCCGTCTCGGAAGCTGGCCACGTCGGTGACGACCGAGGACACGGTGACGTTGGCTCCGGTGAGCTCGCCCTCGTGCATCAGGTAGAGCCGGTCTGAGTTGGCTGCTGCCTTGGTCTTGAGGATGGCGTTCACGGCTGCCGTAATGGTGCCGTCCTCGTTTCCGCAGGCCACAATCCCGATGCCCTTGTAGGCTGAGATGGTATCGAGAGGGCCGCTTGTGAGCGTGTAGTCGGAGGCCGCGATTGTGCCGTCGGCTCCTGCGATGGACGTGAAGGCTGCGACCGTCTGCCCTAGGCCAGTGAAGCCGTTAACGTCGGCTCCGTCGCCGCTCGGGATAGAGGTGAATGGGCGACCGTCGAGCAGCTTGGTGATGTCGATGAGTCGCGCATCTGCCGTGCCGATCTTCTCCAGCAGGTTGTCGTTGCCGGCGCTGGTGTCGAGGTTCTCGTAGAGGAACTCCTCGCCCTTGTACTTGATGGTGAGGTTCCAGTGATCGGCGTCGGCGTCGGTGGCGTCCTCGACTCGCCAGTACACGTCGTTGCCGTAGAGCCCCTTGGAGCTGGCGTCGATTCGGCACACGTTGGCACCCGCTCCGGCTGCCGTGTCCTCCAGCGTGAAGCTGGCCTTGACGGCTGCTGCCGCTGCAACGCGGTAGACCACCAGGGTCGGGAACTTCTTGTTCATCAGGAACTTCCAGAGCTCGGAGTTGATCGGGACTCCGCCTGCGTCGTGCCGGTCTAGGCCGTAGATGCTCTTGAGCTGGCGAGCGGAGGTGATCTCGACTGCCTTGTCGGTCGGACCCTTGAGTGCCGTGGCGAAGATGCCCACGCGAGCAAAGCCTACCTCCTGAACGAATGGGGGTGGGTCTTTTGGAGAGATGTAAACTCCCTCAAGCTGGGTGTAGAGAGCTGGGTTCGTAGTGACTAGTGGTTCAGGCATGTTCGGGTCCTTCTAGGCTGGCGGTGTTGTGATGGTAACGCAGCCGTCCTCGTCGACAGCAATACACTCTTGGATGGCGGTTGAAATTTCGTCGAATTCGTAGGCGGTGTCGGCTCGAACGCAGAAGCGAATCTCGTCCCAGCGAGGGACCGTGCCTCGCTCGATGAGGATGGGCATGACGACGTTGAGCTTGATCTCGGAGAACCACTTGTCTGTGAAGCCTGCCTCGTCCTGCCAGGACTGGTCGAGCAGTTCGTAGGAGATGATGGCGTCGTGGCACTCTGCGACGTAAGCCACCAGGGTGCCGCCTCGCTCCTCCTGGGAGAACATGATGTCAAGGATGGCCTGCTCCAGCTTGGCGCGGACGTAGGGGCTCTTGGCTCCCACCTCGACGATGAAGAAAGCATCGTAGCGGCCGACGTTAAGGACGAGCCGGTTCTGCCCGATCTCCTTGTGCTCGGTCTCCTGGTCGCTGCTGGTCTTGAAGCTGATGGGCCTGATGGCAATGCTAGGGAGCCGGCGCTTATGACCGTCCTCCGCTGGGCCACCGCAAATCTCCACGTCTGGTAGGTAGTTCTTGAAGATGCCCCCGAGGACCTCGGCTGCTTTGAGTCGGATGAGGCTCATTTCTTGCCGCCCCTGGCTGCTCGCCGCTTGGAGTAGGCCTCGATCTGCTTGTTGAGCTCGACGGCGAAATCCTTCTGGAGCTCGGGGATGGAGTCTTTGACGAAGTACTTCGGCTTCTGCCCTTCACGCTTGATTTTGGCCGCGATGGCGTAGGCGATGTTGAGGGCCTCGGCCTTCGCTCCTTTGCCCCTCTTAGCATTTCCTCCTGCCGTCTTGAGGGATGGGAAGTGCATTCGGTTGCGCCAAACCCAGGCGTGAATCATGGCTACGCCCTCCTTGCTCACAGGGTGCGGACGAGCTCCTCGCTCAAGGATGCCCACGTATGGGTTGTCGTTGTACACATCGATCCTTGCCCCCTTGGTGCCCTTGATGGCCTGGGAGACTTTCCAGCCTGCCTTGGCCTGGCCCAAGTCCTTGGGGGTTCGGCGCACGAGCATGGCCTGGGCGCGACGCGCAGAGCGCATCATAGCCTTGGTGATCTCGCCTGGTGTCTTGCGAGCTCTGGCCTTCAGCTCTCCTGCGACCTGCCCTGGCTTGAGCGAGATGACAGACATTAGAGCGACTCCTGTATCTTAATGAGCCTGGCCTTCCAGCCGATCGTCTTGACTCGGTCTGGGAACGGTGGGCCGCTGAGCTTGAAGTCTCGGTAGCTGCCCTCCTGGCCGTGGGCCTCTCGGAGCCGGTACCAGAACTTAGTGCCGCTCGGGATGTCCTGCTGGACCTCGTTTACCACGGGGTGGCCTGTGAGCTCCGCCTCGGTATACGTGAGGGAGATCTGAGAGAGGTCGACGAATCCGGCCTCGTCAAGTCCGCAAGGAGTGAGCTCGCTGTTGATGCCTCCTGGGGCCCATGGGGTCACCAGGGGCTTGGGTCGGATGGCAGTCTCGGTTACGACGGATGCCCCGTCCCCGATTTGGCCGCTCGCCCAGACTTCAGTCACCGTGAAAACCTCGAAGGCGCGCACCCCGAAGTCCTCGTGGAGATCTTCACGCAACTCGTCCGCCAATTCGACGAGGTCGTCGAGGAGGGTGTCGGAATCGAGTGTTGCGGAGCCAGGCATGGTCTAGTAGCCGTCGGCGTCTCCTGCCACGAATGCTTCTGGAGTGCCAGAGGTGAAGGCCGTGTTGCGGATTCGCATCTTGCCGTAGAACTTGGTAACGACGATCTGGCCGTCGGCTGTGAAGGCTGAGCCCTCGTTCTGCCACACGTTGGGGACGCCACCGTAGGTGCCCTCAAGTTGGTAGGTGCCGGTGCCAATGCCCTGCATGACGAAATCCTGCTGGCCCTCGGCGTGGGCCATGCTGGTCTCCTTGCCGATGCCGCTCTCGTTGACGGCGCTGGCCGTGGAGCCGTCGCCCACCAGGCCGGTGTCGTCGAAGGTCTGGACGCCTGCTGCCACCGTGCCGATGAGGCCGGTGCTCGCTGGGTCGCCGGCGGACGCTGTTCGGTGGAGCTCGTAGGAGACGTAGCCTGCAACGTCGGTCCAGGTCATCCGGTTGAAGTTGGTATCGTCGAGGGTGGCGTTGCCGCTCGCCTCAACATCTGTGACCACCAAGGACTTGCGCCCCTCTGCCGTGACGCCAACTATCCCATACGTGTAGGAGACGGCACCGGAGGCACCCTGAGGGACAACTGTGAGCGACGCGAGATCTGCCAAGAGTGGCGGTGAGCTCATTGGTAGTACTGTTCGTGACATGCTTCGCTCCGTGTTGGTGATTAGATCTCGCTGGGGCACCTCGAACCTGCGCAGGCAAAGGAGAGCCGGAAGGGGGTGCCCCTTTGAGAATTGTTATTTCCCGACGTAGTTCCCCGGGTAGTGCCCACCTCTGGTGGAGCTGCCGCTTGGCGCAGCAGTGCTGAAGCCTCCTCCGTCTCGGACGGGGACTCCTAGCATCCTGGCTAGCCTTGCGACGAATCGGTTGCCCTCTTTGCAGAGGTCCCTGACCTCCATCCGGTTGAGGACGATGTCGCCCACCTTGCTCGCCTTGAGCCGCTTGTGGGCGAGGATGAGCTTGGCGTCGATGTCTGCCAGAGATGCCAACACGCCACCGTTGGCGAGCGTGTCGGTGATCAGGAGCTCCTCGTCTGGCTTGGTTTCAAGGCCCGAAAAGGACTGCTCGAGATGCGAATCGCTGTCGTTAAAGCCGAACGCCCAACCAAGGTATTGGCGGCACTTGGCCTTCTGGGGTCCGTCCAACGCCATACTTACTTGCTCTCTGCTGCTTCCTTAGCGGCTAGGTTGGCTGCTCGGGTTGCTGCGCCCTTCTGGGCTGGTGTGAGGTTGACAGTGGCAAGGGGGTCGCCTGGGGCGTCGTCGGCCTGGGCCTCGATGTCCTCGTCGACTTGGTTGATTAGATCGGCCTGGGCTGCTGCCTGCTTGGCCTCTGCCATAGCGACCTGAGCCTCTGCCGCAATGACCGCTGCCTGCCGCTTGGCCTCTAGGGCCTCTAGCTTGGCTGCCTCGGCCTCCGCCTTCATCTCGGCTGCTTCGGTTGCTACCTCGACGGCCTCCGCCTTCATCCTGGCTGCCGTCGGGCTGGGTCCTGGAATGAGCCCTTTTCGCTTGTAGAAGTTGGCGTAGTTGACATAGCCCTTGTAGGTCTCGCCTGGGTGCACCGTGACTCGCTCGGCGTAATCGTTGGGGCTCGTGCCCTGGTCGAAGACGATGACCTCGGTGCCTGGGTTGTGGTAGTCGGTGCGCTCGATAACTTGCTTCATGGTGCTCTCCTGGTGCTAGTGCTTGCCTGCGTTGGTTCGTAGTAGGTGGGCGGGGACACCCGGAGGATTCCAGGTGCCCCGCTCAGGGATTAGCCGGGAAGCTATTCCCTAAGATTCTGGTTGCGTCCACCCCAACCGAGGACAACGTCGCCGGAGGTGTAGGCGCTGGTCGTTACGCGGAACTGCCCACACGGGGGAAGCACGGCAGAAAGGCCAGGAGCGGTGAGCTGCTCGAAGACAGCCCATGTTGTGCCCTGGTCGAATGTGACCTCGATGTCAACATCGGCCACAAAAGTACCTGAAACGTGAACGCGCACGTCCGTGAGAGCAGCGATGTTTTGAGCTGCCGTCGATGCGGCAGACGAGAGGTCGGCAAATACGCCTTCAAATAGTTTCATGGGTCAATCCTTGCTGGGTGTGGGGCGTTGAGCGAATCTGGAAAAGAGCCGAGGCTACCCTGGAGGTGCCTCGGCTCGTGGGGTTAGCCGAGGTTGGCGAGGTAGCCGAAGCACTGAGGCTTCTTGATTTGCGACTGCGGGTAGCAGTACAGCGCAAACTTATGGCTGTCTCCGAGCTTGGCCAAGGGCTGAATGCGAGCTACCAA